AAATTGAAGTCATCGATCTTTTCAGTCGGATGACCCTACACCAACAGGCCGCACTGCTGCGTCTGTGTAGCCGTAACCTCATGATGGAGGTGGACGGTGAGCTTCACATGGGCTACGACTTCGACTGGGATGTAAAGGGCGCCATGATCATCGCAACCCCTTCCGATGTGGATTTCCTACCCAGCGAGGGAAGCGATCCCACCTAGCGGACCCCGTAACCTACCCGCCAACTCTCTATCGTCTGCTCGAGGCAACACAATCGCAGATTGCGACGGGTCAAAGGCCGCCGTGAGCGGTGCAGTGTCAGTGCCTGAGAGCGGTTCGAAGAGATTTACATCACCACCTACGTCAGGAATATTGAGCCCCTCTAACATCGTTTGCGGGTTGCCTCGTTGCCGCTGACGACGAGCAGGTGGTGTTTCTTCTGGTGCAGGTTGTGTCACCTCTTTTGCGCTTTCAATCATTTCAGCGCCTTGTACACCACGAATAAGTTGGCCCGTTACAGGATCTATTTGATCAGGCACAAAACGATCTTCTGCAATATCGCCTAAAACATCGGTGGCGCCTCTTGAAACGGCCTGTGTGACAAAATATGTAGCGGGCTTGACCGCATCAATTGCTTTGGCTAAATCGGCCGCTACGGTAGGGTCAATCAAAGCTTCGATCAACTTATCTTCGTAAAACTCTCTTTGTAATCCCATCGCGCGCGCCGCTGCATCATCGAAACCTCGAACGACTAGACGTTGAGGTATTTCAAAAGCTGCGCGCACCACCGATATTCCCGTTCGCCCTAAACCTCCGCTTTCTTTTTCAAGAAGCTTTTGCAGCGCTTGCAGAGGTTGTGTTGGAGAACCGCCTTGTGTGGCAATGTAAGAGGTTGCCTGCATCAACTCTACGAGGTCTACAAAGTTTTCAAGCTCTTCGGGTGAGAGCATCTGGCGAAAAACCTCGGCTTTTGTGCCACGCGCTTTTGCTCCGCCTCTTCCTGGTTGAAGCTTTCCGCGTATTCCCAAACGTGACAAAAAACGATTGTTAACACCAAGCGGATTCACGCTTGACGCAATCGCATCGTCGAATTGTGTGCGTAGCCAAGTGCCTTTCAAGTTTTGCCACACTTGTGGGTCTTCCGTCTCAATGAGACGACGCAACATTCGAATACCTTTGGGCTTGACTGTGCCTTTGAATAACTGGGCCGTGAGACGCGCAGCTTGTTCTCCGCCTAATCCAGCAACTTCCGCTAACTGCGTTACCACACTAGACTGAAGAGCTTGAAGGTGTCCTTTGGTGGGATCATAAATTTCCGTAGCGCGCTTATACTCTGGGTTTGCCGCCTTTAATCGGTTGGAAATTTTCGATCGAATGTCTGCCACTTCTCTCCGCAGAGTTGCTTGATTGTCTTTGGTTAAACCTTCATAAAGCGGCCGAAAATCATTTCGCAGCGCGTTGTGCAAAAGTTCTGTATTGTCCTTTACACCGATGGTTCCCTCTTGACTGACAAGTTGTGTTTTAGAGAGTCCCGAAAAATCGGTTAAGGCGTCTAAAAGCTCTTGTTTGACCGTACGCGCTTTGCCACGCAAATTCGGGTCGGCCAGCTCCGATTGCAATTGCTTGGCTATGTCACTGACATCAATAGCTAGGTCAAGTTCAAAAGCATTTTTGTAAACAGATTGAGCCCTTGTTTTACGTTTTTCCGCTAATTTTTTCAAAACGGCGTCTGCCGCTTTTGCAAGATCACTATCGGGATCTAAAGCTTGTCGGCCTGATAACCTACCTTGTTTGAAAGCAGTGAGATATTTTCCGCGTAATATTTCATCAAAGAATTCATCAGCAGCTTCTTCGACTTGCGCCTGTCGGTTGTGATAAAAATCCCACAATTTTTGTGAGCCTGGTTGCATTTGTAAGTAACGCTGAATAGCGCCAGCGTTGGTGATGATGCCCTCAGCTTCTGCCCTCGTAAGATCGACACCAAATCTTTCTTTGGCAAAAGCCACTTTTTCTTGGGCCGACTCACCCCCTTCTTTCAGTATGGTCTCGAGCGCCGTTCTCCCGTCTTTACCGGGGAACTTTTTGGATGCGGTTCGAAAAGAGCTACCCAGTAACTGCATGGGCTTGGTGCCAAAAGGTATGGCGCCAAAAGCTGCGCTCATAAGCAAATCGTCTTCGAGTTTAGAAACTTTCAGCGGGGGGCCATCAAAAGCCGCAGAGATGCCTGCTCGTCCTGCATAAGCCGCACCCCCCCCTAAATAAGTTCCGCCAGCGCCACCTGCCGCTGCACCGAAAGGGTTGCCTGTACCAAAGGCGCCTGCTGCGAGGCCCAAGGCGCCTGCTCCCAACTCAGCCGCAAATTGTGCAGTCGGTCCAACAAAACGTGCAGAATCGACTAATAGAGAGTCCCGAAACTCTTTAACGATGTCGCCACTATATGGATCTACATAGGCAATATCTTCATCTTCATCAACGAAGTAAAAATCAACAGGGTCAATCCCCTGCTCTACAAGATTCGGAAATCTTTTACGTGCAAGCCACGCTGTTTGATAACCTTGGTCATTCGACATGCCTTGTAATAGTGCATCGAGGACGCCAGATTTATTTGCTTCTCGGTCTAAAAGGCGTTTTTCTTCTGGGGTTGGCGCGACCAATTTTTTTGTTATTTTAAGCATGTTTGATCGGTGAGCTTCTGCAAAGCCAGGTTTTTTTAGCAAGTCTTCTTCTGTCTCGCCGTCCGCAACAGTGTAATCTATCCCCTCATAATTAATGATCTCAGTCATACAAACTTACCTAGGAAAAATCGGTGACAAGACCGTCATCAGAAAGTGTATTGGGTCGCAGAGCTTCCCTATATCCGCGAGATTCAGGGGTCTCCTTTTTTGCTGCGTCTTGTAGCTCGCGGATCTCGTCTTCTCTCAAAAACGGGTTACTTTTGCGCCAATTTATTTCCCAATTTCGCGCTGCACGCAACTTTGTTTCACTGTCTGTAGCGTCAATTCCTGCTAATACGCTATCGGCGTCGCGCGCCCAATCTTCCGCCATTTTCATTTGTAAATTTGATATCCTTTGCAAAAACTCTGCTTGCCGCACGGCCCCTTGGTAAGTTGAAGCCAAGCTTGGAGACGCAGCTAAAAACAAGGCCATTTCTGCGTTAGAGATAGCACCTTTGGTTTGACCTACTAAAGCCATAGAAATACGCGTACCTAAAGACTGCGCCAAAATTTGATCGTCTAGAGAGCTGTCATAACGAATTCCTAATTCATCTAAAATCGCACGCGCACCCAAAGTGCCAGCTTGGATGCGACCAAATCCTTCTTCACCTAATCGATTTGCCACTACTAGAAATTGTTGAGTCATCACTGAAGCGGAAGCCGCTTTTTTAGCTTCTTGAGCTAACTCATTTTCAAAAGTACGAAAATCTTTGGCTGCCTCTTTTTGCCCCGTCGTTTCAGGTTGTGGCGCCTCCACAGTCACTTGACTCGTAGGTAGCTTGACCTGACGTGCGCCAGGAGTTGCTTCAATCGCAGCCACCTGAGCAGGGTTTCGCGGATCAACCCTTACTTGAATAGGCTCTCCACCGCTAGGGTTGGGAACTTCATAAATCAAAGGCTCATACGGCTTATTTTCGTTTTCAATCGTTAATAACTCTTTTTCATTGAGAAACTTTTTTGCAGCTTGCTCATCTGCGTTTGCAAGTTTTAAGGCTTCTAAACCAATTTGACGATTCAGCAATCGGTCGCTTTCTTTTTGTTTTCGCATCCGATCCGCAAAGTTTGAAAATCCAATACCCGCGCTTGTGAATGCTCCTGTAGTCGGGTCTGCGCTCAACATAGCGCGGCCCAAATCAGAAGCTAAATCGTAAAACGAGGGGCGAGTAGATTGAGACAAAAATGGTTTCAGGCGCTTCGAATATTTTTCGAAACTTTTCTCAAAATCGAATTCTTGCTGCGGCGGTGGGGCAGTCATCGGCTGTAGAGCCAAAAGTGCCTTCATCAAACTATCAATGTTTGTTTGCGATGCAAGCGGATCTGCGCTTAACGCAACATCCATGTTGATGGGAGACTCAGTCTGCTCGCTCAGTCGCTCAATCTGTTCCGACAGCGGAATGAATTCTATCGAGGAAGTCGCCATCTTATGGACTCGCTTGATTTTGTTGTGGCTGCCCGTAGAAGTTGCCAAGCGCACCTAGCGTAGACAACCCAACCCCTAGACCCGCTTGCAAGGCGGATGGCGGCATACCGAAGCTGGTCGTAAATTGCGTTTGGCCTGACGGCGCTAGACTCACAAATGGTGTCAACGCTTGGTATTGTGCCAACGGCGCCATGCGCGCTTGCTCCAAATCTCGTCGTTGTGCAGTCAACTGCTCTTCACGTAATCCCCTTTGTAGACCACCGATGCCCATCAGACTGCCAACATCGGCCGCACCCGCTTGTTGCGCTTGAGCGCCCAAGCCACGTAAGAATTCGCCGAAACCTGTCTGGGCGGCGCCGAGCGCAGCGCCACCAGCCGCTTGCTCTCTACCGATTTGACCGAACTGACCCGCCAGCGTGCCAGCGACTCCCAGCCCCGCCTGACCTGCGGCCTGGCGTGCGGCGGCTTGTTGCTGCCCGAGTCCCGTCAACGTGCTACCTAACCCTGTGCCCGCACTGAACCGCTGTTGAGCCGCAGTCGCAAGCTGTGATCCTAGCTGTTGTTGCGCGCCCAACTGTTGTTGCGCCGTCTGCTGCAACAAGTTGCCATAGCCCGTACCCGCCGTTAATTTCTGTTGAGCCGCTGATCCAAGCTGACCCGTGACATCACGCCCAGCACCATACGCTTGTCCTCGCAAGCTTGCCAAACCAGTCGCAGCGGTGCGTGCCGCTTGGCGACGACGTTCATCTTCAGCGATAGCCGTCTGTTGCGCCCGCTGAAAGCCTTGTGAGCGCAAACCGCCAATACTTTCAGCCAATCCCCGCCCTAACGCTTCGGCCCTTTCAGCGGCACTGAGGCGCGCTCTGGAGCCAAAGGCGGATTCACCGCCTGAGGCAACATCTCGGGCAAACTGAGCCATGTCCTGCTTTGCAAGACCCTCAGTCGCATCTTTGATCATTTGCTGAACGACTTGATCCTCAAAAGGATCTTGAAATCGCTCTGTTTCTGCACGGATATCGACATCGTCTAGCGTCCCGCGCAACAATCGATCAGACTCTCCGAGCCCGCGACGCAAACGCTGCGCCTCAGTCATACTCATACCTACGGTATCAGTGATATCCCGACCAAATTCATCAAGCGTGCGCCGCTGCTGTTGGCGAGCGCGTGCAAGGTCCATACCAAAGCGTTGGGTATCCCGTACTCCTTTACGGGACAAATCGCTGAGATCACCGCGTAGCCGCTCCTCAGCGGTAATGGCTCGTCCACGGCCCTCGCGGATGCCCCTCATTTGATCTAACAACGCACGGTCACGCTGATCTAAGGCAAAACGTGACGCCTCCCTGATAGCCTCGAGAGCACGCCCAGAGGCTAAAGCTTGATCGTCTAAACCGCGTTGAATCGACCCAATACCTTCCTGACCCCTACGGATAGCCTCTTCGATGAAGGGTTGTTGCACGCCAACATTACGACGTGCTAACTCAAAGGCACGGATTGTATCAGGAGCAAAGCCAGCAATCTCTGTCGGCACGACAATCGGTCGGCCTTCTTCATCAAAAAAGGTACGTTCCGCCGCACGGAAAGCGCCAGGTATAAAGCCACCGACACCATCCAGACCAAAGAGCAGTTGTTGTGTGATGGGATCTAAACGGGTTTCGGTTTTAACAACGTCGCTGACAAAAGGCTGAGTGACATCGGCGTCGGCCGTGCCACCCTCTTGCATGCGTCTCACTCGCTCAAGCTTTCCTGGGGTCATGATCATGCGGCGGACCTCTTTTCTTTTGGCTTGTCCGCATACTCAGCAAACAAATCCATCATGTCATACATAAGATTGGTGCCTTTTTCACGACTCTCTGCGCCATTCGGCGTGAGCGTCACAATGCCACCGTCACTCTTCTGCATGTCGAAAGCGCCAGCACCTCGCACTGCCCGCCCTGTCATCACAAACTCGCCGTCCGATAGCATCGCAGGTATGTCGTCGCTGATTTCAGTGCCTGGCCCCGCGATCTTGCCATCCATGCGCTTAAACTCAGCCATATCGACGTTGCCACCGTCCTTGAACGCCATTACGGGTCCACCATAGCGGGCGGTCATTACGGCTGAGTTTTCCACAGGTTCAATCGGTGGCGCTGGTTGAGGTGTTGCACGACCACCGCTCAACGTCGGTATCGTGCCTGTTGGCAAAAGACCAAACTCGACCGGGTTAGGAGCGGGTTGACCCATGCGTCGCGCTATCTCAGCTTCGATGTTATAGCGACCTGTTGCGCCTTCTTGTGTCAACGGCGTCAGTGGCACGCCTCTACGATTCTTCGCTTCGTCATACGCAAGCTTACCGAGTAATCCTGCGATTCCTATTCCACCCAAGGTGCCAAGATCAGAGCGTCCACTTGGACCGCGCTCTGCTAAACTGCCGTAAAAGTCCTCTAGACCGCTCCGACCGCCTAAACCCAAAGCATCACCAATAGTTTTTATGAACTGTGGTGTGCCTCCGCCTGACCTGGCTACTTGGGTTACTGCGCCACTTGCCTGTAGCTGTTCAGCTATTTGTGCGTCACTCAGACCTGCATTTTTCATCGTTTGTATTTGCGCGGCTAATTCTGGGTCTGTAGACAGTTGCTCCAAGACCACAGAGGGCTCCACCATGCTTGCGTAGTCGGTTAGACCCACCGCATCTCCGATGCCTCCAAGAAAATCGCCGACCCTGCCAAAACGTCCAACTTTGTCCGCTCCGCCACCGCTGACGAGACTTCCTATGCCTTTGCCAATATTGCCGAAAAATCCAACACCATCGTCTCCTTTTGTAAGAAACTCTCTGGCGCCACTAAATAAACTGCCGATCCCTTTTTGACCTGAGGTAAGACTCAAAGCTTTATCGCTTCCTGGCAGCGGAGCGCCTAACGAGGCCAAAGCAAGCGGACTTGCTCTACCTTTGGCAACGTCGTATACAGTGCCCGCTTTGTTAATCAAGGCAGCAAATGGTTGATGCGGGCCTGGGATAAATTGAGCTATCTGTGCCACGGGGCGCACAACTTTTTTGACGACCTTTTTTACGCCCTTCGCAAGTTTTTTGAAAAATCCAAATTCTTCCAAACCTGTGACTGGGTTGAGCGATGCAATACCTAAACCAGCCACGTATTGTTCTGGATCAATGTTTAACTCGTTGAACCTGTTTTCAACGGTGCGCTCAAAATCTGCGTCATCCATCATGCCTAAGGGCAAAATCACTTCGCCTGGGGTCAAGTGGGCCAGCATTGTGTCCTCACCGCGACCTGCTTGTGCAAGCTCTAACGCCATGTCGCCCATCGGCGCCTGCGCTCCTATGACTGCGCCCTCCGCCATCTGTTTTGCTTTGCGAGCCTCAAAAGGATCTTCTGCGGTAGCCTCTGCCATCATTAAGGCATCGACCGCTTGCCGTAACGACTCATTCGGATCAGACACAGGCTCCGATATTGCCATTGAAGACTCTTCCATAGTCGCGGGATCATCGATGTCAAACACCTCGCCGCCCTCTTGAAACGACATCGGCATTCCATCGCCAAGAAGTGCTTGTATCCTGTTCTGTAACATCTGGTCCATTATGGTGTACTCACTGTTACGGCACCTACGCCAGCGGTGATCGCCAGCCCTGTTGGGTAGGTTTGATGGCTATACAAATCCCGAAACTGCGTGCCATCAAAAGCCTGGTGAATTTCAGTTGTAGTATTGAAGATAATTGATCCTGTTGCAAATTGTAGCTCACTGATTTCATCCGCAGAAAAATGCGGTGAGACCGTGAAATCTACCCGCCCAAGATTGAGCTCAAGCACGCGCACAAGCCGATTGAACGTGCCTGCATCGACCGTCTGGCCCACTGACAACGGTAGTCGAGTTTCGAGGAGGCGACTCATTAGCGTCTACCGCTAGGCTGGAGATCCAATCGAGTCGATCCCAATCGCCATTTGTACCCGAGCTGATTGTCCGTAGTACCATCGTCATCGCTTTCGAAACGCAAAACAACTTGGCGCGCCCGGCTTCTGACGTTGCTCAACGTGCTACTTTCGGTAACTTGAGTCGTGGAGTCGGTAGTCAAGCTCTCATTTGGAAAATCTCGACGCTTGACAACAATATTCATGGCAGGGGTGTTTGTGAGTCCAGATGATTTGACAAACGCGACGTCGGGTATAATTCTTTTGACAAAAGCAAAATTTTCGCCCTCAGAAATGTCCAAATCGGCCGATTCAATAAAGACGCCAGTCATCGGATCTTGGTAATCATCGAAGCCAACTTCATGGTTAAATAGACATTGAGTGTTACTCGTAGTAACACCTGCGATCGGCTGATCTTCAATGCCCGCATCAAGCCAGCTATAACGGACCAAGTTGCCGATAGACCAGTGATTCTCTTCGTAGTTGTAAATTACATAACGACTGATTTCACCCGTGCCGTCCGTGATGCTGGGGTAAAAAAACCACATTTCACCAAATTCACCGTTCAAGCCCATAAAGCATTTGAACGCTTGACTGAGGTCTAAATCGTCAAACACGTACTCTTGTACTGTGCAAGGCAGCTTTTGCACGGAACCATTGTAAAAGTAAAACCCTGTTTTACTGGCAAAATACACGCCATTTGGTGCATTGACCGCGCCTTTCGGACTGATCAACCCCGATCCTTCGTTGATCAGATTGACCGCAAACGTCAAAGGCGGGCCAATGAAGTTCATGCTGTACAGGCTGGTATCGGTCCAAATCAAAATTTCTTGGCGAGACTTCAACGCCCCAACGATGAAAGAGCCTGCGGAAAGCCGCACGTCTCCTGCGCTGTTGGTGGCTAAGGGCTCAAACACCAAGTCTTGCTCTGAGGAGCTGAAAGCGACCAGCATAGGGTCTACCGTGCCTGTGCGGGCGCCGCTAGAGACGGGGTCCGCTCCAAGAACAATGAGGTGACGGTCTGTTTCTGACGTCAACACCTGCAAGCCAACTGTGGGCACTAGGTTTGCGCCTGTGATTCCTGACAACTCCGCCGCTCGCGTGCTGGTCCCATCGTTTTCCACCCAACGGTAAATACCACCGCCGCGCACGTTGATGATAAGGTTTTCACCAAAATTGTCGTGCGTCCAAAGGCGCAATTGATTCAACGCTGAGACCGCAGTGGTAGATCCCCAAGTGCCTGCACCCCACGTCCCGACACCCCAGCCTGTGCCCTGTACGTAGGTGTCTAAGCCCACGTTGATTTGATACACCCCATCAACCCCAGAACCGCCGTTACCCGTGTCACTACTATTGGCGGTGACTGTAGCGCCTGATATGTCTTTTGCCGTAATTTGGTAGGTGTTCGCGTCGGTTACTAGTGTGATTTGGTATTCTTGGTTCAATACATCAGCAGTAATCAACCCGCCCAAACTGACGGCGCCTGAGATTGTGACGAAATCATTGTTCACTGCGCCGTGCGACGAGTCAGTTACCGTCAGGGTCGATGACCCATTCGTTGCTGCAAAGGTGATGGAGTTAGTAGAGGTTTTGCGTATGGGTGTGACATCGTAGTAATTGTCACCTTCGGCAACGTAGTATTTGAAGGTGGTGCCTATGCCGATGTAGCGCGTCGCACCTAGCGATATCCAAGAATGAAGCGCGCGGCCAATACCCAGAAATGTGTTCGTGCCCCGCTTGAACCAGCCACCCACCTTCTCAGCGCGGCCTTTTCGAAAACGGATTAGGTTGCCATCGACCCAACCGCCGCTGTTGGCGTAATCCGTTTCTTCTTTATTGATTCCAGCGCGGAACTCGACCTTTGTGAAAGGCATAGCACATCAGGCCAGTCTAATGATCGCGCCTGTCGCGGTGGGGCTAGGAAAGACCACAGTAAAATCACCCGCTGTGCTTGTCTTATCGCCGCCAAAATCAATGACCGCACACGCCTTATCGGATTGCGTGTCGTTATATATAAGACATCCCCTCGCCGTCACGGTAGCTGAACTCAGCGTCGCGTCGGCGAAGTCGCAGACAGCGGTGGTTCCAGTGGTTGTAGGCGTCACTGATGTGAGCGCAAACCCACCCGACGTGTAACCTGTGCCGCTAACCTGGCCCGTCGTGGTAAAGGCGGTCGTGGACGCTCCCAAAGTCGCACTTGAAGTATACAAAGCCAACTTGAAAGAATTGCCGCTGGAAGCTGTAAAATTATGTGTGCCGACCAACAGCTCTTGTTTGAAACTAGTGGGGATTGCAGAGGTAATAGCCATGTCAAAGCTCCTTGATGATTTTCGCCATGTCTTCATGCCCTTGAGCAGTGAGTAAACCCGTCAATGTCACTCTATCTGAAGCGATGGCACTCTTCATGCCCAACAAGATTAACGTATAAACCTGATTGCGGAAAGCCTCTGCTTGCAAGCGAATATGGGGGTCTGCCTCTTCACTAATGCCCACAATTTTTTTGGTGGTTTGCGCTGCCCAAAACTCTACGTCGTGCCCTTTGTTGTGTGTCGTAGACACCATGACCTGGCCAAGTTGAAATCCAATTTGATCGTCTATCATCCCTTATAAGGCTCCGGGCTGGTGAGCGGCTCAACCGTCTCAATGTTGTGTTTTTGAATCATGCTCGCAAGCTCTGATCGGTTACAAACGACCCACTCACCCTCTGAGTTGGGCATCGCAATTTTTGGGTTTGGGAGTCGATGGTAGCCGTACAAACGCTCGTTGACATCCACATTTTGATCAAGGAGCGATGACCTGGGACTGACACCAACGGTGATACCCATCGCGATCAGTTTGCAAATCCAAAACTCCACGCACGCACGCCCAGCCTCTGCAAAGTGCAAATTCTTACGATATGAAAAATCCATGCCAAACAAGTCAACATGGCCAACCTCATGGTATGCGGCAAACGCTAATGAATACGCCACAGTGGTGTTAAGATAGGCACATCTCTGGTCAATCACGACTTCTTCTAAAGGGTACTCGACTAAAGCGGGCACTCGCTCATCGAGCTCACATGTATAGATGGGCTTATCAAAAATCGGTAACAATCGTCGCATGACGTCGGTTTGATTACCCGCATCCTGCGTGTCCAAAAAACGGCTTGCGGGATCTAGCATGAACACTCTATCGCATTCAAACACCGACAAAGCAGAGTTGATCGTCCAGACTTCATCCCAAGTTTTGCTGTTTTCGACGCCGATGACGTAGTCGATTTGGGATGCGCCTAGACCAATAATTGCAACTTTTTTACCTTGAAGCTCTGGCAGTTTCTCCATCAAGACACACCTGTACGCAATAGATCGTAT